CCACGGCTTTCTCAAATTCATCGCTGATTACAAATAATTTCCCTTCTTCCGAAGACTGAACAATACCCATAGTATATGGGGTTGCATACATTTCCGGATTTGTCCGGCCTTCCCAATCGTGACTACGCCCGAAAACATCGTCAATAGCATTCTGCAACGATTCCGTTATCCCGCCGGAATCATATGCCCCCGAAAGTTCCTCCGTCAGGCGTACAATATCTGCGGTGCCCATTTTTTGTCCGTTATTCAGGCTCTCATACTGCTTCGCCAAGGCGCCAAGGGTCGCCTTTACAGTGTCCTCCTTATGCTGGAGAACATCCATCTCGGCGCTTTCCCGCGCCTGAAGCTTGATTTTTCGCTCCAGCTGAGTGTTCACATTGGCAAGAGCCGTCTCCAGTTCCTCATTAGAGGTCTTCTCAGTGAGGAGCTGCGGGAGATAGTCGCCGTAGAGTTCGTTGATTTTGTCGATTGCCCTCTTTCGCTCGTCGCTGCCCTCGGCCGCACTGGTCGCCGCCTCCTTCAGTTCTTCGAGGGACTTGCGTTCCTTATCTATTTCAGCCTGCGCCTTGACGAACGAGGAGGTCGTATCAACGGTTCGCCGGTTCAGTTCGCGGAGCTCCCTGGCGGCTTCGCGGGATTTGGAGACCAATGATGCAATGCCTTGGGCAAGGGCTGCAACGGCGGCAATGACGAGCCCGACCGGATTGGCAATCAAGGCCTTGCCGAAAGCCTTTGCAGCCGCCCCGGCCGTCTTGTAGCCGCCGGCGAGAATTTTCAGCGTGACCGTGTGCAGCGAATTTGCCTTTGACGATGCCTCCAAGACTGCAACTTCTTTCAAAAGCGCAGCCCTGAACTCAGCACTGAACAGATAGGCGATTTTCTTTTTCGCCACATAGAGCGCGGTCAGTGTCGTGACAGTCACGATTGCCGCCTGATACTTTCCGAAGAGCGTAATCAGCTTTGAAACGACTCCTAAAAAAGTATTTGTACCGCTAATGGCCATATTCGCTGCCGGCATCAGTTTCTGGCCGATTTCCACGCTCGTCTCAGTGATTCTCTTTTTCAGTTTCTCCTGAATGGCCGTGGCAGACTCGTTCTTGGTGTTGAACTCGTTGGTCAAAGATGTACCCTCCTGAAAGGCCTCGTTCGCAATCCGCTGCTGGGTCTTGAGCATGTCGATGTTGTTGGCCAGCGCTCCGAGCACGGTCGTTGCCCTCTGCCCGTTCAGGTTCATCCCGTCCATGGCATCCACGATGTCGAACAGCCCCTGGTCGCCCTTCATTCCCTCCAGCACTTTGACGAGAGCGGCGTTCACGTCGTTGTTCAGGAGGTCGCGGAACTCCTCGAACGGCATCTTAGCAATCTGGGCGAATGTCTCGGTTTTCCTGAACATTGCGGTGATGGTCTGACCGATGGCTGTTGCGGCGGTCTCTGCTGCCTGGGCGTTCGCGTCGAGGGTGGATGCAAGGCCGAGGATTTTGTCAATCGAGATTTTGGCGTTCGGAGCGATACCGGCAAGGCGGTTGGTGAAGTTCACGGTGTAGCCCTCATTAGCCGTCGAAGCCGCTCCGAGTTCATTGATTGCGGAGCCTACGGAAAGCATCGCCTTTTCGAGCCCCATCTGCCCCTTCAGCTGGAATATATCGACGAGTTTTCCAATCTGACCTATGGCAGCCTCCGCGTCGCCGCCGAGGTCTTCCTTCAACGCCACATTGATTTTGTCGGCGGCCGAAACGAACTCCAGCAGGTCTTCCTTGCCGGAAATTCCAAGCTTACCGCCGACACGAGCCAGCGACAGCAACTCATTCTGCGCGGTCCGCGTGTCGATTTTCTTCAGTTCCGCGCTGAGTTCCTCGATTTCTTCGCGGCTCAAGCCGGTCGTCTTCATAGCGTCAACAAGCGCCTCGTCATATTGCAACCACGACTCCCGCGCCTGCTCTGTTTTGCTCCATAACCCCGATGTTATGTCCATCAGAGCCTTTACTCCTATTGATATGTTTCCGATATTAGTGAAAGTCTGTGACAATATCGTTCGAGTACTTTGGGATTGTCTTGCAAGTTCCTCAAAGCGTTTTCTGCTCTCAAGCAATTCCGCATTCAGGGCATCCCAATTCTCTGTTCCTGGTACAGCTTTTTCCAAAGCAGCGCGAGTCGCCTTTATGTGGCTCTTGAGTTCGGCCATAGTCTTTTGGTCAAGCTTCATCTGCCTTTGGAGCTCTGCATACTTCGACTTCGCGTCAGTGAGTTTCCTGTTGGTTTCAGAAATTTCCTTTGAGTGGTCTCCTTCTGCCTTTTTCAGAGACTTTATTTCCGATTCAAGCCTTGAAATTTCCTTCTCCGTGTCAAGAATTTCCTTGCGCCCGGCATCGCCGTTCACGATTATGTTCAACCGCAGGTCTTCACTTTTCATCTTGTATCAATTTAATGATACAAAAATAGCTGCCCGCAGGCAGCTACGAAAGGACACTAAATGTCATGATTCCAAGGCTCTTTTTCCCTCTCTTTCTTGCGTTTGTCAAGAAGAATCATGATAGGAATAAATACTATCACAGCGATGCCTATGATAATCCAGTCCGCTACAGATATTGTTGCAATAGAATTCAGAAAAATAATGAGCAAGACTAATCCGCCAATCAAAATCACGCTGAATAAGGCGGTCAATCCTGTCATGCTGAATATTGCTCTTATTAAATCTATCATGTTGGGAATTTTTTATTGAAGACTGCAAAAATCACTCCTCACAGAAAATTATCTTGTGTTCGAGGTCTTGGTGAAGGATGGAGGACAATGCCTCATCGAGTTCAACATAAAATTGAGAATCGGGCAAGGGTGGCGGCTGTCACAAGCGGACTTTCACGGAGGGTGCCGGAGATGAGTTCAATGTCGTCCTGTGAAATGATGCCCTTGAACTCCCATTGGGCAAAGGTTTCAGCGCGGACGACCATAAGCTTTGAACAGTCCACGAAAGAATCGTGGTCAAGAAACGGGTAGGCGGATTTCCTTATCGGCATCTGCAAGTCCTGAAGGGCAACGGGGATGCGGTCGTTGATTCTCGAATTGATTACCACGCCGCCATATATATTCCCCTCATTGTCAAAGCCCAATATGACAAGAAACTTGTTTCTGGAATCGTCGCCGACCTTCGGAGTTATCCCATTTTCCGGATAAAGCCGGATTCTCCACACATCGCCGACAGAAACCGTAGAACGAGTCAAAGAATTGACGACATCAGAGGAAAGAAAATCCGAAAGGTTCATCGGGCACAGGCGCTTTGAAGTTCAAGACTGTCCTTCAGATAGGCTATTGTGCGTTTGTCGGCATCGGCGGCTTCGGCCATGAGAACCGGATCCATATACTTGCGCCCGGAATGCTTGCTGTAATAGGCTTCGCTCCATGCGCTGTCATGGGATTTGTCCTTCAGTTCAGCGAAGGAAAGCGGAAGATTCTCAGCTATGGAGCGGTCGAGTTCAGCTATTTCCGATTTTGAGAGATAGTCCATGTCCGGGTCGCGTCGTGCAGTGAGAATGTAGGAGGCATCCTCACTGCCGTTCTGGACGCCTTCTTTCAGAAGTTTCTGAAGTCCCGGACATTCGCGACGGCTGTGGCCGCGCAGGGCATCGTACAGGAATGTAGGCACAGGACCGTTCTCCAATGCGCAGAAACGGTCGGGAATCATGCTGCTTCCCCACTTCGCGAGATGTTTCTTTTCCGCGAAATAGAGAATCTTGAACACCTGATAGTATCCGATGCCCCCGGTTCTCTTGAGAATGTAAAGAACCGCCTCCAATAAAGATTTCTGCTCAAATGCGTCCATATATGCTTCCAAATGTCCCGCAAAGATAGCAACAAAAATTTATTTATTGATTTATTTATATATTTATTAACACTTTGCGTCAGAGCGATTCATTTTCAATTTGTTGGCGTATGGAAGCGGCGACCTCGTCGGTGAACTCGTACATCAGGCGTTCGGCGATGCGGGAGTAGGCTCCGAAGACATAGCGGTTGTGGATGCGACGGCGGCGGGAGACGACCTTGGAGCCGTAGCGGAGACGGCGGAGGTCGAGGTAGCGTTCGTAGGCTACGTGCCGGAAGGTCATCTTTCCGTCAAACGAGTCGGAGGAGGAGACGGAGACCGTGCGCGACCTTTCGAGCGTGCCGGTGCGCGTCTCAAGCTTGGAGAGAATGGCTGAGCTCTGACGGCGGAGCATCGATTCGCCCTCTTCCTCCAGGACATTGCGTATGAAGCGTGCCTTTACTGACATGGCCGGCTAATCGAATGAGAGCTCGACGCTGTAGCCGAGCCAGCCGCCGAAAATGGAGGCTTCGGGGACAATCTCGACGGACGCGAGCGACATTCCGGACAAAAGTCCGCAGGAGCCGGAGGTGGAGTCGCCGGCCACGCGCTCGACAATCTGCGAGGCTATGTCGAGGAGTTCGCGGAACTGTTTCCGTTCGCGCTCCGGCGTGTTCGCCGCGCCGAGTCCCTTGGCCACGACGAAGAACGCCGTCGAAATCACTGAACTGTAAGAATCCGTGTCGCCCTGCTGGCGGCATTCCGGACGCGCCGCGAGGACCTGAACGCCCGAAAAGTGCTGGAGTTTGGAGGTCGCGTCGGCCTGCGCGGTCGTAACTATGGGACGGATGCCGAGTTCGGGGAGCGTAAAGCCCTCGATGTACTCTGTGAGGCTAATGAGCCTTTGAAATCGCTTCATATCGTTTCTGTTCCTTGAAATTGTGCCACATTATGCCGAGAATGGAGAAAAGCGGCTCCTCATCCACGCGCTCGATGTTTCCGATGGTCTGTTCCTTGGCTATCTGCACCGCAAGGTCGCTCCACCCGAAGCCGTAGCCGTCGCGGCCGTCGTCCCCGCCGCCGAAAAGCCGTCCGAGCTCCACCGTTTCGCCGTCTATGGCTATGTCCTGCGTCTGGAGAAACTTCAGGCAGGACGCGAACCACAGGAGAATGAGGTTCTTCTGCCAAGGCTCAAGCCGCGCCGCGAGCCTCGTTTCCCTCTCTATGTTCGAGGAATCCACCGCAATCACGCGCCGTCCCGCCCTGTTGGGCTTCGAGCGCCGCCGTCTGTAGAGAAAGACTATGCACTCGTCGAGTTCCGCCTCCTTGCCGGAGCGCAGGAAGGCCTGCATGGCAACGGCCGCGTGCCGGAACTCCCCGAAAGTGAGGTCCTGGAGCAAGTCCGCCGGACCGTAGAGCCGGAAACGCCCGCTCCGCACCATCGGCAGGGGATTCGCCACAGAGTCGAAGGTCAGCCGGCATTGCAGGGTCTGCGGCTCCACATCAAGAAGGAATCCGAGGCATCTGTCGCAGAGCATGGCCAGATTCTCGTCAATGCGCGTCGGCTCACCGCCGGAAAGCCGCTCCGCAAGCGCCGTCCTCCGCGAGAACCGCAGCCCGAGCAAGTGACAGAGCACTCTGAGGTTGAACTCCAGCGGAGACCCGCCGCGCAGTATGCACTCGCCGTAGGCACGGAACACGAACTGCACCTGCTCCGGAGTCATCTCGTCCCATGACGAGGGCAGTGAAAGCCGCTCCCCGGTCTCATATATCTCAATCTCCGTCATACCACAGTCGCAAATTTGTTCGCAGGGTCGTTCTTCGGCAACAGGCAGGCTTCGCCCGCCCCTCCGGCAAGCTTCTTCAGTTCGTCCTTGGCCTCGGCAATCTGAGCGGTCGTCTTCTCAATAAACCAGTCAATCTCGCGCGTTTCAGCCGTCCGGCTTTCGCGGTTGCCCTGATAGGACGGGCTGAAGCGCCGCGCCACCGAAAGCGGAAGCACGTCGAGAGACCAGCGCCGTGCCGCCGTCACGAGAGCCGTGAGCACGGCAAGGAGCGCGGCGCGTGAACGGAGCCTCAGAGCCGTGCCGTCACCGGAATCCGGAGCCGCGAGTATGCGAGCCCAGACCTCCTCGCCGACGAACGGCTCCACGACGTTCTCCTGCGCATCGACAATCAGCGGAACGAACAGATGCCATGCGTACTGGCTGCCATCGACCGGATAGAACCGCTCAAATTCGCCTATGTTCCTCACGATGCAGCGCGCCGAGAGCTCACGGACGGGAGATGACATCCAGCTCGGGACCTCGTTCTTCTCAAGATAGCGGTAGAGCGCGTCGAGAGCCCTGTAGTAGCGGTCGAGCATGGCGCGGTCGTCGCGGTCAATCATCCACTCGAACGGCATCTTCTCGTTGTCGTCCATCTTCACCTTCCTGCCCGTCCCCTCGTGGCTCACTCCGGAGAGCTGCGCATAGCGCGCAATGGCCCGGAACGCCACAGGAAGCCTCACGGCATCGACGAAATCCGCGTCCGAGCCGCTCTCATAGGCCTTCTCGGCAGCCCCGACGACATCCTGCCCCACAATGGAGCCGAGTTCCTGCGCGGCAAAATCAATCTCGGTACGGATGAGATAGTACGGCGTGGATGCGAACCACTGGCCCGTCAGGGAGTTCAGTTCCTCGGAACCGTTCTGTACTTTGTCAAACAGCATATCTATTGGTTTTTAACTCGTTCGTCGGTCGGAACAGCCTCCTCCGCCTGAATCGTCTGATGATAGAACGCCAGCTTGAGGTTGCGCCCCGGGAAATTGAAGGCGATGGCCTGGTTTATCGGTTCGAGGATGCAGTTCGAGGCAATCTCCGTGTCGGAAAGGAGGTAGAGCTTGAAGGCGTACAGCAGCTCCGAGCCGGAAGCCAGCTTGCCGTTCACCATCACGTTGCTCAGGGACGGATGCAGCCCCATTCCGGAGGTAATGGCGGATGCCGATGCCTCCGAAATCTTGAGCTGCGAATCGACGAAGTCCTTTATCTTCTGGTCAATCGCCTCAATCTTCCACGACACCGGCCCGCCGCCGTTCTCCGACGGAATATCCACCGTGTAGAAGAATTTCCCGGCGTTCTCCTTGCCGGAAAGAACCTCGGTGAGCTGCGTCAGGAGTTCCGATGTCAGGCTGCTGATTTCCTTCTCCACCCTCGCGTCGTCCCAGTCGGGATGGATGTTCTTGAGGGTGTCGCGCTTGGTGTCCCAGTACTCGTTCGGGGCATGGATGTGGTACGCGAGGTTTATTCCGTTGTCCGTCACATACTTGAAGATTGTCGGAATCTCCGAACCCCGGACTATCCAGCGGAGCGCACCCCAGTACTGGGGCACGGAGTAGAAGTCGCGGGCGAAGGAATATGTGTGGTTATATGAGGCCGAAGCCCCGTATTTCCCCGGATTCCGCCTGTCATAGACCGGATAGACCCTCACGCCCGTCCGCACGCAGGCGTTCTCGAAGTCGCCGACGATGATGTGGCGCACGTCCCTGATGTCCCGGCTGTCCGTCCATTCGAGGCGGGCGTTCTTCGCCGGAATATGCTCCAGATAGGAAATTCTCGGCTTGCGCCCTATGCGGTGGCCGCGCTCCAGGTACTTCGCGTCGAAGAATCCCTTGAGGTGCAGATAGTCCGTCATGCACCCCTTGACATAGGAGACATAGTCCCAGCTCTCCAGCCAGTCCATGATTTCCCTGTCCTCCTTCCACAGGCGCTCAATCTTGCCCTCCTCGAACGAGAGCTGTGAAAGATAGAGCCCCTGGCCGAACAGCAGCCCCATCTGGCGTTCGAGTATGCCGGGGCCGAGGTTGTTCGAGTCGAGGATGTCGCGCAGGCGCGTCGGCAGCTGGTTGTCGATGCCGTAGGGAATGACCCTGTAGCCCTGAATCGTGTGCGGGAGATACTCCCAGTTGCGGTCCTGCGCCTGCCAGAAGAGCGAGTCGAGGCTGCCGTCCCTCCTGTTGGAGAGGGTGAAGCACCGCCCGTCCTCAAGGTGCAGCGCGTAGGAATGGTCCGAAATCTTCTTAACCGTATTCTTCATCTCAATGTGACTTTTTCTCCGTTGAAGGTCATCAGAAGCGGCTGGTAGAAACGGCGGTTCTCCATGGTGTCGAGATTTATGTAGGCCTCGACCATATCAGCGTGAAGGTGATGCTCCCTGCATTCCCTCTTGCGGAGCCGCGCGTGCGGAACATAGACAACGCCCTCGCTCGTTCCCGCGGAAAGGTTGCAGGACATGAACGAGAAGCTGAAGGTCTTTCCCTCGGAGGTGAGCCGTCTCATTTCGTCTATCGCTTCATAAACATCCATGGTGCAAAGCTACTCCCTTGCGTCCGTCCGTCAAAGGACACGGAACGATGGGCTGCCCCCGATGTCCGCATTGCCCGCATACGACGTCGAAACGGACGGTTTCATGTTCCGAACACCCGAAAAATCACGTGATTTCGGTAATATTTTTCAAGGATATATTTATATGTCAATGCCTTGCCCCGTCCGTTCCGGCGAAAAAGCGTTCTTCGCGGACAAAAAAGCCCGGCCGCGCTCATTTTCGTCTGCGGTCGCAAACGAGAAAAAAGGTGATATATGACGCTGTGACCCCGCGCCGGGCTACTTGAACTGAGGGTCGAGGTTGGATTTCGCGGCGGAAGAACGCATCGACGCGAGCTTGCGCCGCTCCTTGGTCATAAGCAGATACTTGAACGAATCCGACGGGTTGGTGGAGCGCGTGGGCAGTTCGGCCACAGGCAGGCGCTCGCTTGATTTGTCCTTGAACACCACGCCTGACTTCACCTTGGTACGCGCAAGCTCGAGCGACATCTTCAGGTTCTTCGCGGCGTATGCGTCGATGCGCAGCCAAGGCAGGCGCGGGTTGCGCTCCGACATCAGCTCCTGCATGAAGGCATACTCCTCAGGCTGTCCGATGTTGCCCTGACGTATGGACATCAGGTGCACCGTCCACCCCGTCCTGCTGCTGCCGTCCCACTCCACGGCACGCTTGAACTTTGAGACCTGGTCCTCGCCCACGGACTTGTAGGCGTTGCCGGAGCGGTCGTAGTAGAGATAGAGGACGCGGTTCTGCATGGCCGCGAAATAGGTGCGGAACTTCACGCCGAGGTCCTCGGTGTATTCCGGGGCGAGGGTGTAGAGGAACTTGAGCACTCTGAGAATCTCATGTCCCTGTTCCGTTCCCTCCTGCCCGACTGTCATCGAGCACATGTTGCCGAAGTCCACGCCTGCCTGCAACGGCTTGGCGCGGTTAAGATGACGGAGCACGCGGCAGTCCTCGACGTCACGCATGTCGAGGCGGTCGTATGCGTCCTCGTCTATGCCGTCGTAGTAGAAATGCCGTGCGGAGAGAGCGGTGTAGAACCGGTCGCCGCTTTCGAGGCGCGGCTTGAGGGAGAGTATCGCCGTGTTCAGGTCAGGCAGCTTCGCGGCTATGGCATCCGAGAACCACTCCTCCGTGAGGATGTCGGCGTTCACATAGCTCGACGCCCGGATGTAGAATGTCGATGCCTCCGGACGGCTGCGCAGTTCCGTCCACCGCGCCTTCCAGAGTTCGGCGGTGCGGAGCTTGTTGCGGCAGTCGGCGAGGTCGGCCGGGTCTTTGGTCCCGAGCCATTTATCCTTGGCGGCCACATATTCATGAAGGGACTCGTTATACACGAGCCCCGCCTTTATCACGGTGAGTATCGCCGTCTTATCCACATTGTCCGCCTCCTTGTGCATCCAGTCATATTCCCCGATGTGGGAGACGTCGGCCATGTCGGAGGTAAAGCACACGCCCCGGTAGAACACGCTGTTGCCGTATTCCTGCCTGTAGCCGCGCACGGCCTTCAGGGGGTTGGCGATTTTGTCCTCGCGGAAATACTTTGCCTCGTCCCCGAACACGAAGACATAGGACGCGCCCGCGAGAGTCGACGGGCGGTCGAGCGAGCCGAAGCGGATGTTCAGTCCCGTGAAGAAGACGATGGTGCGCCTGTAGGAGACGAGCCTGTTGAACGGCTTCCAGAAGTGTGGCTTGAGCCAGTCGGGGAGGTTCTTTGTCTCGGCGTCGGTGAACTCCGGCGGCTGCTTCTCTATGACATAGTGCTCGCCCTCCCTGAACCCCTTGCGCTCAAGACCCTCCAGGACGGAAGGCAGCAC